AAAGCACTTGAGTTGAAGAAGCAAGAGCTTGAGCTTAACGGTCAGAACCTCTACATGTCTGACCTTGACCTTCAGAAGCTGCGGCTCCGCATGGAGTACGAACAGCGTCGAGAGGCTATCCGGCGCGATCCAAAGCTGTCATCAGAAGCCACTCAATCCATGATTGATCAGCTTAACGCTCAAGAGCAAGCCAAGATCGGTTTGATGGAAATGGAACAACGTCTTAGCGCGCTGCGAAGCATGAGCAATAGCGTGTTTGAGAACATGATGCGCGGCATCGAAACCTTCGTTCGCACCGGCAAGATGTCGTTCAAAGACTTGGCGCGCAGCATCATCCAAGACTTGATAATGATTCAGTTGAGGATGCAGCTAATCTCAATCTTCAGAATGATTAGCGGCAATGTCGGCACTTCTCTGGCCTATGGCACCAACATCGGCTCTCAACAAACCAACATGCTGGCCGCGCAAAACGCTTTCTTCAAAGCCGATGGCGGTCCTGTGGCCGGCAACCAGCCGTACATTGTTGGCGAGCGCGGTCCTGAGTTGTTCGTTCCTCGCGGTGCTGGCACGATCATCCCCAACAATCAAATGGGCGGCATGGGCGCCACCAACGTGACCAACAACTACATCAGCGCGATTGATGTGAAGTCCTTTGAAGAACGTATCTTCGGCAGCGCAAATGCTGTGTGGGCCGCGAGCACCTACGCACAGAAGCGGTTGCCTATCGGCGCAGGGAGAATGTAAATGTCATTCCAGACCATCGTTGACATCCAACAGTCCATGACGGTGCAAAACCGCCGCATGGTCGGCCAACAGGTCACCCGTGGCGGGCAAATCAGAACAGCTCAGTATCTGAATGCCGTGCCGTGGGTGTTCACCATCGTGCCGCACAACTATCTGTATTACCCACAAGTGCGCAATGTCATTCAGACCATCGACAACCTCGACCGGCAACTGCCTGCCAACATTACTTTCAGCAGCACCAACCTTCAATGGTTCACGGCTTATCAGGGCGGTTTGAGTCTGGCGCAGGCTGCGGCCTTAACGCTTGCCAGCGTTCCCCCCGCTAACTCACAGACCATCACTGTTGGCAACCTACCCGCAGTCGGCTCTACGGTTGTGGTGTTTGCTGCTGGCGACTTCTTGCAGCTTGGCAGCTATGTCTACAAAGTCACGCAGCAAGTGCTGCGAGGCTCTGGCTCAACGGTTAGCGTGAATTTGCACCGTCCTGTTATCGGCACGCCTTCTGTCGGCACGCTAACTGCCGTGGGTAAGGATGTGTACTTCCCGGTGTATGCCGAAGTCTGCCCGACTTACTCGCTCACGCCTATGACCAGCGGCGCGTTTGTGAACTGGGATCAACCGTTCGTGTTCCGGGAGAATGTCGCGCCATGACCACCACGATGACCGCGCTTAACAGCGCAAACATTCGACACGCCGAATTTGTGCGCTTGATTGTTGGCAAAGCGCCGTCTACGACTACCTACACGTTCTGTAACGCCGCGGCCCCTGTCACGGTCAGCGGAATCACTTTCAGCAACCTTGGGTCATTGCTGTTGGTTGGCGAAGTGCAGCGCGACATCAAGTCAACATCGTTTGACATGTCAATTTCCCTCACCGGCATTGACCCGAATAATGTTGCGTTGATCTTGTCGAGCGACATCAAGGGCAGCACGGTCGAGATGTGGCGCGGGTTCTTGGACTCGAACAATCAGATCATCACCACGCCAACTCAACAGTTCTTCAAGCGATGGACCGGCATCGTCAACAACGTTAGCATCACCGAAGACTGGAACGATGAGATTCGGTCGCGCGTGGCGACTTGCACCATCACTTGCTCAAGCATGCGGCGCATCCTTGAGAACCGGATTGCTGGCGTTAAAACGAACAAGGCAAGCTGGCAGGCAATTTACCCTAGCGATGCATCCATGAGCCGAGTTGACGCGATCTCCAACACCTACTTTGATTTTGGCGGCAAACCCAACAGCGGCAGCATTTCTGATCCGGGTGGTGGTGGCGGCGCTGGGCGCAACATTGACGTTCCTGATGAACAAATTCCATCGTGATCAGACTGGCAAACAAATTCGATTTAGACGATTGCGTAGAAATGATGCGGCACTATGCCGCAGAGTCAAACATTCACAAACTAAGACAAGCGGCCAACCATGACAGTCAGTACGTCAAACAATTTTTGTTTAGCCTGATTGCGGGGCGTGGCTTCATTTGCATCGATAGCGAAAAACGCGGAATGCTGGCGGCTATCGTCACACCAAACATTTGGTGCCCAGGTGTCAATGAAGTCAAAGAACTGGCATGGTGGGTTCATCCCGATCATCGGGACGGGACTGTGGGCGGCAAGCTATTTGTCTTTTTCCGAAAGCATGCTGAAGAATTGATTGAAGACGGCAGAGCAGAAATAATCACCGCATCGCTCATGGCAAATAGTCCCGCTATCGACCTCGAAGCGCGAGGCTTCCGCAGGATCGAATCGACGTTTTGTAAGGAATAAGAAATGCCATCATCAATTGTCATTGCTGCGGCGCAAATTTATGGATTGGTCACGGGCCTTATGGCCGCGTATCCGGTCTTTGCAATGGCCGTTAACTTTGCCGTTTCTTATGCCGTCACGCGGGTGTTTGGTGCAAAGGCGCCCAAGCAGCAAGACAACGGAGTTCGACAGCAAATTCCACCAAGCTCAGAAAACCGTATTCCGGTTGTCTACGGTGAGGCGTGGATGGGCGGCACGTTTGTCGATGCCGTACTGTCTACCGACAACCAAGCGATGTACTACGTCTTGGCGATTAGTCATGTCTCGCCAAACGGCCAGATCACGTTTGACACAACGCAGTTTTACTACGGTGACCGACTAATCACATTTGCTCCTGGAACTAATCGCGTTGCTTCGCTTACTGATGGCGCTGGCAATGTAGACACCAAGATCAATAACTATCTTTATTTCAATCTCTATACATCGACAGATGCTGGAGTCATCACAACCGTGATGGGGTCTGCGCCTAACGTGGCGATGGGCGGTTCTGACATTCCTGCTAGCCTGCGTTGGCCTGCATCTGGTCGACAAATGAATGGTCTGGCGTTTGCCATCATTTATCTGAAGTACAACACTGATGCTGGCACAACAGGCTTGCAGCCAATCACTTTTAAGCTCAATCATTCACTCAACGGCACTGGAGTGGCAAAGCCGGGTTCTGCGCTTCGTGACTATTTGGTCAGCACTGTTTATGGCGGCGCAATTCCGCTTGCAAACGTCGACACGACTGCTTGCGCCGATCTTGATACCTACTCTGATCAAACTATCACATACACGCCAAGCGGCGGCGGCTCAGCAACTCAAGCGCGTTATCGCATCAATGGTGTTTTGGATACGGGTGAAACCGTACTCAACAACATTGATCACATCCTTACCGCTTGCGATTCTTGGCTTTCGTATCAAGCCGAAACGGGTCAATGGTCGCCCGTGATCAACAAAGCAGAGGCTTCTTCATTTAGCTTTGATGATTCCAACATTATTGGCGAAATCCGCGTCAGTGCGGTTGATTTGACGCAATCGGTCAATCAGATTGAGGCGTCATTTCCGTGGAAGGGTAACAAGGATAAGCCCAGCACCGTATTCCTACAAACACCGTCTGGGTTGCTTTACCCCAATGAGCCGGTCAACAAGTACACCACCAACTTCTCAATGCTGAATGACTCGGTTCAGGCAACATACATCGCCAATCGAGTGCTTGAGCAAGCCCGTGAAGACCTGATTGTTTCGTTCAACACCGCATACACCGGAATTCAGGTTAATGCGGGTGATGTGGTGAGCGTGACCAACTCGGCCTACGGCTGGACCAATAAGCTGTTTCGCGTATTCAAGGTCAACGAAACCAGCTTGCCGGATGGCAACCTTGGTGCGCGGATTGAGATGAATGAGTACAACGCTCAGGTCTATGACGACTTCAGCATCACTCAGTTCACTCCAGCGCCGAACAGTTCTTTGCAGTCTGGCTACTATTTCCCCGCGCTCCCTGCCCCGACATTCGCTGATCAAGCGCCGACGATTCAGCCGCCGACATTTAGTGTCGTCTGTCAGTTGCCTTCGACCGTTCGAGTCACCAAGGTCACTCTGTACTACACAACGTCTGTCAGCCCAACAACCTCTGATTGGAAAGTCTGGGCCACTGAAATTGCATCAAATGGTGCTGCGTTTGCTCCTGGCATCTCGCTCAAATTTCCTAACGTCAATCTTGCGCCGGCCACTTACTACTTCGCTTTTAATGTAGAAAACGAAGTGTCGGTGTCGCAGCTTTCATCCACTTCTATTGCTTTTGTTTGGGCACCTTCTGCTGCTGTTGGTCCAACTGGCCCAACTGGCACCGGCGGTCCTACCGGAAGCAGCGGGCCGACCGGAAACAGCGGACCGACTGGTAGCAGCGGACCGACTGGTAGCAGCGGGCCGACTGGTAGCAGCGGGCCGACCGGAACTACCGGCGCAACCGGAAGCACGGGGGCAACCGGCACAACAGGAAACAAGACCGGGCGTGCTGTCATTTATCAATGGGCAATCACGATCCCCGCAGGCCCGACCGGCACCTCGACCTACACATGGTCAACCGGCAACATTAGCCCTGTCCCTGCGGGATGGTCAACTTCCATTACGGCAGCACCAAGCGCAGGCTTCACGCTTTGGGCCGCATCTGTCAACTTGCTTGCCACTGATGCAGACGCGACTAGCACGATCAATTGGACAACCGCAAGCATTCTTTCGGCGGGATACGCGGGGGTGACAGGGCCAACCGGCACCACCGGCCCAACGGGATCAGGGACTGCGGGCGCATCGTCACGCATCTGTTTTGCGCGTGTGCCCAACAACCCTTCTCCGGTTTCAGGAAACATCACCACCACCGGCTCAAGCTCATTCCCATCTAGCGGACAGTCATTGTCTGTTTGGGGATTTGCGGCAACGTGGGGCGCAAGTGACCCGAACCCGTCTAGCACT